GCGTCTCGCCGCTGGCCGTGTTCGGCCACGAGCTCACGCACCTGATCAAGCGCGACAGCCCCGAGGCCTACAGCGCGCTGGAGGCGGTGGTCAAGGCCAACCTGAAGCCCGAGGGCATGGCCGGGTTCGAGCAGGACTACGGCCAGGGCGCGAACCTGGAGGAGCTCTCCAGCGATCTGGTGGGCAACCGGTTCCAGGAGGCCGACTTCTGGAACGGCGTGTTCGAGGACATTGCTGCCAAGAACCCCGAGCAGTCGCGCGGCATCATCACCCGGCTGGCCGCGTCGGTGAACAAGGCGGTCAACGCCTTCATGCGCGTGGTGCGCGGCCAGACGTTCAACGCTGACCAGTACGTCAAGGATCTGACCGCGGTGAAGGCCGCGGTGCGCACCGCAGTAAGCCAGTACGCGCAGCAGCGCCGCGAGCCGGCCATGCGCCTGGACGCCGAGCTCATGCGTCAGGAGAGCCAGGTCGACTTGACCGCGGGCTCTCGCATGCCCGCGAGCGCAAGTGTGGCTGGCGAAACGGCAGAGCCGATGGGCATCACGGCAAGCGCGACTCGCGCAGCGCCGCAGCCGCAGACCTCCGAGGCCCTGCCCGTGCCGGCCAGCGAGTGGAAGGCATCGACCTCCGACAAGCAGCAGGCCAAGACCTACGCCGAGAACAACGGCATCGACCCGTACCTGTCCGAGGGCCAGCTGCAGCCCCCGGTGGTCTCGGCGAAGTTCTCCGTCAAGCGGCCCTACGGCGACAAGGACCTGGCCAAGGGGCGCGAGAACCACCCGGTGCTGGGCCTGCCGCTCAACGCCAACGGCACGGTCACGCTGTACTTCCCCGCCACCAACGAGGAGGCTCGCCGCGTCGCCAAGGACAAGCGGCTGCGCGGGGCCACCCCCGAGAGCAACCGGATCTACCTCACCAACGAGTCGAGCGGGCCGAAGGTTGCGGACAACCCGGGCAACATTGAGCAGCCGGTGGACGGCGCCAACGTCCTGGTGCAGGTGGACCCCGAGCTGCTGCACTTGGACCAGGAGCACTCCGACGGGCGCAAGGACTTCTTCATCCAGCTCGCCGAAGGCGAGGCGTTTGCGCGCAAGATGGCGCAGACCAAGCTCTTCACGCTGGACGCTCCGCGCGACGCGCCGCTGTCCAAGAGCACCTCGATCTCCGACATCACCGAGGGCGTCACCAAGGCGATCAACAACTACCGCAGCCTGGCGTTGCGGGAGCGACGCGAGGCGCTGCGCAACGCACGCGAGGTCCTCAAGCGCGAGCACAACGTCGGCACGCTGCTGGGCGAGAACGGCAAGCTGGAGAAGACCCGCATCGGTGACTACGGCCTGGACTACGACGGCAAGAGCGTTGCGTCGCTGGGCCTGGGCCTAGCCAGCGCGCAGAAGATCAACGAGAAGCTCTCCACCTGCCCGCAGGCCGCGCGCTGCGAGGGGCTGTGCCTGGGTGAGACCAGCGGCCAGAACCTGCTCTACGGCGGTGACGGTCAGTTTCGCAGCGGCCCTCGGCTGAGCCAGTACCTCAAGACCGAGGCGCTGGTGCAGCACCCCGAGGAGTTCGCGGTGGTGCTGTTCAACGAGATCGAGCGCTTCTCGCGCAACATGGGCAAGGAAGACATCCAGCCCGCGATCCGGCTGAACGTCACGAGTGACTTCCCGCCCAAGGTGTTCGAGTCGATCATCCGCGCCTTCCCCGGCACGATGTTCTATGACTACACCAAGCTGGACTCGCGCCCGATCGCCGACAACCACCACCTGACCTACAGCTCCACCGGCGTGGCCCAGGAGGTCGGCGGCAAGGTGATCGGCGTGCCCGATCGCGCTGCCGGCAACCCCGGGGCCAACTGGACGCAGATGGTCAAGAAGCTCAACCAGGGCTTCAACGTGGCGATGGCGTTTACCAGCCGCACCTCAATGCCAGAGTTCCTCAAGGACGAGGCCACGGGGCAGTTGTTCCGCGTGTGGAACGGCGACAACTACGACGCCCGGTTCCTTGATCCGAAGCAGGACGACGGCATCGGCATGATCGTCGGCCTGACCAACAAGGACCGCACCGGCAAGCCCGAGGACGCGGCGCTCAAGTACGACGGGTTCTTCGTCGACTACGACCCTGAGCGTGACGGACCGACGCTGCTGATCCGCGATCAGAACGCGCTGGCGGAGAAGGCGCGCGGGCCTGAGCGCAAGACGATCCCGCTGGTGCAGGCATCGCGCTCAAGAGAACGCGCCGCAACCGACATTCCGCTGGCAGAATTGCGCGGCCGCAAGGTCGCCATGCAGGTTCGCGTCGAGTCCACCGGCGAGACCGGCACGCTGACCATGGACGCCGGCGATTCGCTCACTGACATCAACGAGCGAGAAGCCGCCATGCAACGCCTGCTGGAGTGCGTGCGCAAATGAAGACCGTCAAGGACCTCACCGAGCTCAAGCAACTGGCGCTCAGCCGAGGCGCCGCAGTCGAGCTCGGCGCGACGCGGTTCAACTCCTCGGGCGATCGGTTCGAGAAACTGATGCGGCCGCAGACGCCCATCAAGCCCGAGCCGCCGATCAAGGCTGAGCCAAAGAGGCAGGTTACAGAGCCGGCACCACCGCCGCCTGCGACTGAGGTCAAAGTAGACCTGGCCCCCGTGGCGGCGGCTCAGGAACGACTCGGGCAGATGGTGGCTCAGATGATGAGCCAGCTGCCTCAACCCGCTGCGCCCGTGCGTGAATGGCTGTTCACCGTCGAGCGTGACTCCAATGGCCTTCTGGCCAGCATCCGCGCAACAGCGCAAACCTGAAGGACTGAATCATGGCAAACGCGATCTATCCCAAGTACAAGGAAATCATCCTTGGCGCAGCCACCAATGCCAACTTGCTCACCGGCACGGTGAGGGCTGCGCTGGTCGACACCGGCACCTACACCTACAACGCGGCGCATGAATTCCTCACGTCGCTGACGGGCGTGGTGGGCACCGCGCAGACCATCGGCGCCACCAAGTCCGTCACCAACGGACTGTTCGACGGCGGCGACGTGACCTACACCGCGGTCACCGGCAACAGTGCCGAGGCCATCGTGATCTACATCGACACTGGCGTCGCGGGCACGTCGCGCCTGGTGGCCTACATCGACACCGGTGTGACGGGTCTGCCTGTGACCCCCAACGGCGGCGACATTTCAATTCAGTGGAACGCTAGCGGAATCTTCCAGCTCTGAGCATGCGTACAAGCGATCTTTACTGGGCCGCTGGAATTATGGAAGGCGAAGGCTATTTCGGCCTTCGCCGCGGCGCTGACTTGGTGGCCCAGCTTTGCATGACCGACAAAGACGTTGTTGATAGATTCCACAACATTTTTGGTTTTGGGTCTCGCAAAGAGCGAAAGCTCCCGTCTGGAAAGACTGCTTACATTTGGCTGTCTAGTAATCAGACTCAGACTGCTGGGTTGCTGATGACTTTGTTCAGCTTGATGGGTAAGCGTCGAGCGGAAAAGATCGTTAGTTGTTTGACCGCGTGGAAAGCAAAACCTCTGCCGAAACGTATGTGGACCGAATGCAAAAGCGGGCACAGCCTTAGCGGCAACAATCTGCGCATCGTCACTGAAGGCAAGTACGAAAAACGTAGGTGCGTTGAGTGTGTCAGGTTGCGCCAGCGAAAGTACAAAGCTAAGTTAGCGGAGGCTCTTGCATGACGATCGTCACCAGGGCCGGCAAGGGCTCAACCCTCACCTGGACTGAGCTCGACGGCAACTTCACTGACCTGGCTGGTCGCACCGACCAGGCGTGGCAGTCAGTCGCTGTCGCGCCGTCGGTGCTGTATGGCGTGCCGTCTACGCCAGAGCTGGAGGTCTGGCAGGGCGGTCTGAACGCATGGGCGTACTACCCCGACCAGACGATGGAGGCCTACGCCAACTTCAGTCTGCCCTACGACTGGAAGGCTGGGACCGCAGTTCGCTTCGGCATCACCTGGGCGGTTGGCAATACTACAGCCACCGGCAATGTCAGGTTCCGGCGCGAGTCCAGTTTTGGCACGCCGGGGTCTGCCTTCAGCGCCGCCGCAGTGTCCGGCGGCCAGGCTGCGGCCGTCGACGGCACGCCGTACAAGTGCTACCAGCTCTACAGCCAGGTCGAGTTCTACGACGCGAGCTGGACGCCGAACACGGTGCTGGTGAACCGTTTCTTCCGCGACGGCACCAACGTCCTCGACACGTTCGAGGAAAAGATCTACATCCTGCAGTTCTTGTTCTTCTACCAGCGCAACAAGTTCGGCCTCCCGAACTATCAGCCGTAAGGGGGTAAGCCGTGGCACTCGGCACCCCAGTTGCAGCCGCGGCCGCGTACAGCGCGGCAAGCGGCACCACCGTCTCACCAGCCTATCCGGCAGGCATTCTCGCCACGGATGTGGTGTTGCTGTTCGTCGGCCAGAAACCGACAGCAGTGGGTGGTGGCACCGTCACCACGCCCACGGGCTGGACGCTGCGCGATGAACTGACCAACGCGGGCGGCTACACCGCCCAGGGCGCTGACACCGGCAACACGAACCTCCGGGTCTACTCCTGGAACACGCCTGTTGCCGGGCAGACCGGCAACCTCGCAGTCACCATCGGTGGCAACGATGTGACCTGGGCGTTCATGGTCCGCATCCCCAAGGGAAGCGGAGCCGCAGAGTTCGGCAGCGCAGACGGCCAGCGCACGACGACGCCCACGTCGCCGATGTCGATTGCGCTGACCAACGGCGCAACGGCGACCAATTTCCAGACGGGTGACCGCGCCATCTGGGCGATGTGTATCCCGACGGACGTCACCACGCCGAACCAGTTCTCGGTCCAGTCGGTCACGGCCACAGGCGCCACGTTCGGCACGGCCACCGAGCTGAACGAGCCCGACAGCACCACCGGCAACGACATCGGCGGCTACAGCGCCTGGGCCGCAGTTACGGCTGGCAGCAGCACGACGGCGCCCACGGTCACGGCCACGGTCGGAGGCACGCTCACCAACGTGCGCGGCCCGGTGGTGCTGCTGCGCGTGCGCGAGGCGGCGCCGCCTCCAACGCAGACGCTCACGCCGAGCCTGTACACCAACACGCAGACGTTCCACAACCCGACGGTGTCGGTGGGTGCGGTCACGCTGACGCCTGCGCTGTACACGAACGACCAGACGTTCTACAGCCCTGACGTCACGCAGAGCGGCGGCACGCAGACGCTGACGCCTGCGCTCTACACGAACACCCAGGAGTTCTTCAGCCCGACCGTTGGTCGCAGCAACACGCTGACGCCGGGCCTGTACACAAACACGCAGACGTTCTTCAGCCCGACGGTCAGCGCCACCTACGCGCTGACACCCGGCCTGTACAGCAACACGCAGTCATTCTTCGCGCCGGCCGTCACGGCCAGCAAGACGCTGACCCCGGCCAAGTACGACAACACCCAGACCTTCTACGCAGCGGTCATCACGCAGACGGGTGGCCCGCAGACGCTGCTGCCCGGCCTGTACAGCAACGCGCAGACGTTCTACGCACCCACGGTCGGCACGACCTACAGCCTGGCGCCGGCGCGCTACGACAACGCGCAGACGTTCTTCGCGCCCTCGGTCGCGGCCAGCTACGCGCTGACGCCGAGCCTGGTCACCAACGCGCAGACGTTCTACGCACCCACGGTGGGGCGTGGTCCGGTCACGCTGCAGCCGTCGCTCTACACCAACGACCAGACGTTCTACGCGCCGACAGTCGGGCGCGGCACGGTCACGCTGCAGCCCGCTCTGGTCACCAACGCGCAGACGTTCTACGCGCCGACGGTGATCCAAGTCGGTGGCAACCAGACGCTGACGCCAGGTCTGGTCACCAACGCGCAGACCTTCTACAGCGCCACGGTCACGCCAGGCGCTGTCACGCTGCTGCCGCAGGGCTACGTCGACGACGGCTATGTCGACGGTGGCTACGTCGGGCCGAACACGTTCAGCACGCAGGTCTTCTACGCGGCCACGGTCTTGGCCACCAAGACACTGGCGCCGCCGCTGGTCACCAACGCGAGCACGTTCTTCGCGCCGACCGTGGCGCTGGAGTCGTTCCTGATCACCAAGGCGCAGGCGCTGGAGCTGTACAAGGTCTGGCTGCTGCACGGGCTGGGCGCCTCGCCGCTGGTGGTGGTGGGCAGCACGAGCCGCACCGCTGGCGAGGTCACCCAGACTGTCAGCCAGTCCGGCGCGACGGTGACAATCTCGACGACGGCTACACCGTCAGCGCTGGTTGGCGACCCCGGGACGATGATCGAGGAGCTCGCCTTGCTGCATGGGCTGGGCGCTGACCTGGTCGTGACGGCGAGCAGCCGAGCCGCCGGTGCGGTGAGCCAGACGCTGGCCACCAGCGGCTCAACGACAACGGTTGCGAGGGTGTGATGCTCGACCCGCGCGCCGTTGCGCTGCAGGGCATCGGCTACGGGCCGGCAGCGATTGCGCTGTTTGGCGTGGCCGAGGTGGCCGCGTCGAGCGATCCGCCAGACCTGGCGTGGATCAACGCCAACGCCCGCGCCTACGGCAAGCGGCGCACAGCCGGGTATGGGCGGGAATACGGGGATGCCGAAGAGATGCGGCGCAGCATTGCGCTGTTGCGGCAGATCGAGGAAGAAGATGAAATCGTGCTGGCGCTGGTGATGTCCGCCGTGCCGCTGCTAGGAGCTGACCAATGGCGACAATGAAGATGACCGGGTGCATGAAGATCGTCTCGCGCATGAGCGAGGCCGATCAGGACGCGCTGCTGTCGCGCTTGGATGCGTACCAAGCCGACGGCGTCCCGGCCGAGCGTGCGCAGCTGATGGCCGCGCAGGACATGCTGGCCGAGATCCAGGGCGAGCGCGACCAGCTCTTCAACCTGCTGCGCGAGCAACACCCCGACCTGTTCTCGGTCGCTGAGTCGCCAGCGCCGCAGGTGCAGGCGAGCCGGCAGCGGGCCTACCACGGCACACCGCACCGCGGCATCGACAAGTTCAGCACCGACAAGATCGGCACCGGCGAGGGAGCCCAAGCCTACGGCTGGGGGCTGTACTTCACCGACAGGAAAGAGATTGCGGAGCATTACCGGGAGAAATTGAGCAGCGAGCAATACCTGATCAACGGTGAGCCGCCAGCCGACGGCACGCAAGAGTTTGCTGCGCAGATGATTGACACTTGGAGAGGCCGCCGGACTCGCATTGAGATTGAGCTTAATGCTGATCGCAACATTCGCAAGGACAAGCGCGAGGCGATCTTGGCAGAGGTTGATCGGTTGTTGGAGTCCAAAGCCGAGGTTCGCAAAGCCAAAGGCCAGCTTTACGAGGTTGACATTCCCCAAGACAGCGAGATGCTGCTCTGGGACAAGCCGCTGAGCGAGCAGCCAAAGGCCGTGCGCAGTGCAGTAGAAGGCTTGGCGGGCGCCACCAGCATTGACGCGGTCTTGGCGGGCAAGGACATCCCGGCCTTGTTGAAGTGGGTTGACTCGTTTGACCGCAACAACGCATTCGACGAGATGGTCGAAGAGAACCCGGACATGACCGCCGACGACGTGCGCGAAGCGATCAAGGCGTCGTATGACTCCGAAGACATGGCCTCCTACCTCGGATCAGCCGCGTTTGACGCATCGCGCAAGGGCGAGTCAATCTACCGCGAAATAGCCACCAAGGAGGGTAGTGACAAGGCTGCATCTGAAGCGCTCATGGCCGCTGGCATCAGAGGCATCAAGTACCTTGACGGCACCAGCCGCGACGCAGGCGACGGCAGCTACAACTACGTGGTGTTCAGCGGCGACGACGTCGCCATCCAGCAGACCTTCTACAGCCGGCGCCGCACCATCTTCGGCGACCCTGCGCCGCTGGCCAACTGGACGATGCCTGCGGAGACCAAGTTCGACAACTGGATTCGCCTGGTGCAGGACAAGCAGGTGGACATGAAGCGGGTGATCGAGGCGATCAGCCGCAACGGCGGACTGTCCGACCAGTGGAACGCCTACCTGCAAGAGGAGCTCTACCACGGGCGCAGCGCCAAGGCGACCAAGGACTTCGGCCTGAAGGAAGTCCGGCCGCTGATGGAGGAGCTGGAGAAGTCCAAGGTCAGCCTCGCTGACTTTGAGGAGTACCTGCACAACCGCCACGCCGAGGAGCGCAACACCCAGATCGCCAAGGTCAACCCGGCCATGCCCGACGGCGGCTCGGGTATCGACACCGCGGATGCGCGAGCCTATCTCGCAGCACTCGACCCGGCCAAGCGCCGCACCTACGAGGCGCTCGCCCGTCGCGTGGACGCGATCTCCCAGGGCACGCGCGAGCTGCTGGTGCGCTCGGGCCTGGAGACGCAGGACACGATCAACCAGTGGGAGGGCGCCTACAAGAACTACGTCCCGCTCATGCGCGAGGACCTGGACTACGGGCTGTCCTCGGGCATGGGCACCGGCAGCGGGTTCAGCGTCAGAGGCCCGGCCAGCCGTCGGGCCACCGGCTCCGACCGCCCCGTGGTGGACATCCTGGCCAACCTGCTCATGCAGCGCGAGCAGGCGATCGTGCGCGCTGAGAAGACCCGGGTCGGCACCGCGCTGTACGGCCTGGCGCTGCAGAACCCGAACGCGGACTTCTGGCTGCCGGTGGACCCCAAGGCGATCAAGGACGTGCCCGGCACCATGGCCAAGCTGCAGGCGATGGGGCTGGACCCGATGGACGTGCGCAACATCATGGAGGAGCCGCTGCAGCAGGTGGTCGATCCGCGCACCGGGCTGGTCACCTACCGCGTCAACGCCAACCTGCGCAACGCCGACAACGTGATGGCCGTGCGGGTCAACGGCGAAGACAAGTTCCTCTTCTTCAACACCCGCAACGAGCGCGCTGCGCGCATGGCCGCGTCGCTGAAGAACCTGGACGCCACCAGCCTCGAAGGGCTGCTCAACGTGTCGGGCAAGATCAGCAGATACTTCGCCGCGATCAACACCCAGTACAACCCAGTGTTCGGCGCGATCAACCTGCTGCGTGACGTGCAGGGCGCCGCTGTGAACCTCAGCAGCACCCCGCTCGCAGGCGAGCAAGCGGCTGTGCTCAAAGGCGTGGGCGGCGCCACACTCGGAATCTATCGCTCACTGCGCGCCGATAGGTCCGGTCAATCAGGACCACCCGGCAGCTGGTCCGCGCTGTGGGAGGAGTTTCAGCGCGAGGGAGGGCAGACGGGCTTCCGCGACATGTTCCGCACGAGCGAGGACCGGACCCAGGCGCTGCAGGCCATGCTCGATCCAGCCTCGTGGACCGAGACGAAGTGGGGCAAGATCCTCACCGCCGGGGGCACGCTGAAGGTGCCGCTGGAGGCGGCGCGCAAGGGCGCTGCTGAGCCGGTCTTCAACTGGCTCTCCGACTACAACGAGACGCTGGAAAACGCGGTGCGCCTGAGCGCCTACAAGGCCGCCAAGGCCAAAGGCATGACCGCCCAGCAGGCCGCCTCGCTGGCCAAGAACCTGACGGTGAACTTCAACCGCAAGGGCGAGATCGGCACCCAAATGGGCGCGCTTTACGCCTTCTTCAATGCCAGCGTGCAGGGCACCGCCCGACTGGCCGAGACGCTCAAGGGCCCGGCCGGCAAGAAGATCCTGGCCGGCGGCCTGCTGCTGGGCACCGTCCAGGCGCTGGCCCTGGCCGCAGCGGACTTCGATGAGGACGAGCCGCCAGACTTCATCAAGGAGCGCAACTTCGTCATCCCCACCGGGGACGGCAAGTACGCCACCTTCCCGATGCCGCTGGGTTTGAACGTCATCCCCAACACCAGCCGAGTGCTGACCGAGTGGGCGCTGGCCGGCGGCAAGGATCCCGGCAAGCGGTTCGGGCAGATCGTCGGCGCGTTCGCCGACATGTTCAACCCAATCGGCAACGCCGGGCTGTCGGTGCAGACCATCGCCCCGACCTTCGCTGACCCGCTGGTGGCGCTGGCCGAGAACCGGGACTGGAGCGGCAAGCCGATCGCCAAGGAGGACCGCTCGGGCACCGACCCGACTCCCGGCTACACGCGAGCCAAGGAGACGGCGAGCTGGGTGAGCAAGCAACTGGCTTACTATCTGAACCTGGCCAGCGGCGGCACCAAGTACAAGCCCGGTGGCCTGTCACCCACGCCCGACCAGCTCGACTACCTGATCGGCCAGGTGACGGGCGGTGTCGGCCGCGAGGTCCTGAAGGTCAGCCAAGCCGTCGAGAGCTCGGTGACCGGCGAGGAGCTGCCGACCTACAAGGTGCCGATCGCGGGCCGGTTCTACGGCGACACCAAGGAGCAGGCGGCCACCGCTGATCGGTTCTACCGCAACGTGACGACCATCAACGAGCATGAAAACGAGATTGAGGGGCGCCGGAAGAACCGCGAGGGTGGGATCCCCGAGTACATCAAGGAGAACCCGGAGGCTCGCCTCGTCACCCTGGCCAACCGCATCGAGCGCGACGTGGCCGAGCTGCGCCGCAAGAAGCGTGAGATGCTAGAGAAGGACCGCCCCAAGGAGTCGATCAAGATGATCGAGCTGCAGATCACCCGCAAGATGGAGCAGCTCAACGCCCGGGTCGAGGCCCTTCAGGACTGACCCGGGGTTGATGCAATGTTGGCTACACCCAACAGCATTCACTTGCTAACTACTGCTAACACTTGCAACCCTAAGTCGTTGATTCTTCTAGGATTCGTATGTTAGCCGTGCTATCTTTGGTGCCCAGAAGAAGAGCCGTGTGATCTAGTGCCATTGCGGGTCTTCAGGGTGTTGGCTACAGTTGTGGCTACACCAACACCAAAGGCACGAGATGGCAACTCTCCAGAAACGCGGCGACGCTTGGCGCGCCGTCATTCGCCGAGTCGGGTTCAAGCCGATCAGCAAGAGCTTCCCCACCAAGGGCCTGGCCCAAGCGTGGGCGCGCAGTGTCGAGAAGGACATGGACGCTCGGGTCTACCGCGACCCCAGCGGCGCGGCCAAGACCTCGGTGCGCGAGCTCTTTGAGCAGTTCCGCGATGAGGTCTGCCCCGAGCGCCGGGGTGGCAAGTGGGAGGTCACGCGCATCGAGCGGCTGCTGCGCACCGCGCACTTCGTTGACCAGCGGCTGGACCGCATCACGCCCGAGGACATCCGCGACTGGCGCAACGAGCGGCTGAAAGAAGTCAGCGCGCCGTCAGTCAACCGCGAACTGAACCTGATCAGCGGCGTGTTCTCGCACGCGATCAAGGAGTGGGGTGTTGCCCTGCGCGAGAACCCGGTGCACTTGGTCAAGCGCCCGGCCGGCGCGGATCGGGCTCGAACCCGGCGCTTCGGCGAGCGGGAGATCGCAGCTATCCTGGAGGCCAGCGGCTACCAGGAGGGCGTGCAGCCCACGGTGGGTCGAGAGTATGTCGGCCACGCGGTGCTGCTGGCGATCGAGACAGCCATGCGGCTGGGCGAGATCTGTGCACTACGCGTGGGCGACGTGGACTTCGAGGCGTGCAGCGCCACGCTGCACCTGACCAAGAACGGCGACGCGCGCTCGGTGCCGCTGAGCACCAAGGCGCGGGCGTTGCTGCGCACCCTGGTGACTGGGCGTGACGCCGACGAGCAGGTCGTGCCGCTCACGGCCGAGTCGCTGGGGCTGTACTTCCGCGAGGCGCGCGACGCCGCGGGTCTGCAGGACCTGCACTTCCACGACACCCGGCACGAGGCCGCCACGCGGCTGAGCAAGAAGCTGTCGAACGTGCTGGAGCTGTCGGCCGTCACCGGCCACCGCTCGCTGCAGTCGCTCAAGCGGTACTACCAGCCGCGGGCTTCTGAACTTGCATCCAAACTCGGGTAGCGAACGGGTGCTGCTTTGCTTTCGCTTTCAAGTACGCAGCATGCGCTTCTTCGGGGCTGTTGAACCGGCCAAGTCTTACGCGCTCTCCGGCGACAGTGATCTCGGAGTAGATAGAGCCGTCGGGAGATATGTGTGCCCCGAGCAGCCCCGACTTGTTATGCGCTTTTGCGTTCGCTTGGTTTTGCTGATTTTCAGCTCGCGTTACGCTGCGCAGATTGCTTAGCCTGTTGTCGGTCTTGCATCCGTTCTTGTGATCAATGTCCGCCGCAGGCCAAGCGCCGGTCACGAACAACCAGATCAACCGGTGGATGTAGACGTCTGCCCCGTTGACTCTTGTCCGCAGATAGCCGTTAGCGCCAACAGAGCCTGCTGCTGCGCCCACGGCGCCGCGGCTTCCGCGCTGCTTCTTGTTGACCAGTAGGCCCGTCTCCGGGTCGTAGTGGAAGAGGTCGCGTACTAAATCAGCCGTGATAGAGTCTGCCGCGCTCATGGTTTCGTTCTCCTTTAACGACACCTGGGAAGTGGCGCCTCAATGTTTGCAGCATTGGGGCGCTGCGCCATTATATGGACGCCACTGGCTGAGCCAGGGCCCACACGCTGTTGGGCACAGCCGGCGGTGGCTTCATGCGGGAGCGGTACTTGCGCGCCCGCTCAGAGGCGCTGACCGGCTTGGGCTTGCGTGCGTCGGGCTTGTTGCCCAGCGCATAGACCGGGCGCGGGTAGCGCCGGCCAAAGCCCTCCATCGTCCAGCTCTGGATATGGATCTGCTTGGTCACCACGGTCAAGCGCATCGCGGTCAGGAAGCTGGACACCTGACGGTAGTGGACGTCGGGGAAGAACTGCGCCACCTCCCTCATGGTGAGCGGCCCGCAGATGTGAAGCACGTCGCGGATGTTGGCGAAGCTGGGCTTCACTTCATGCCCTCCGGTTTCTTGGGCAGCGGCGCCCAGCCGATGTAGCCTGGCTTGCCGGGCGAGTACTGGCCGTACACGGCGACGCCCCCGGTCGTGAGCAACTGGACCTTCGCAGACAGCGGGCACGTCTCAAGCGGCCGCCAATAGTAGGCCTGGTCCACCGCTGCGGCCTTGTCGCTGGTGATCTTGACGGTCACGCCTCACCCTTCGCTTTCTGCGTGCACTCAGCGCAGCGCCACAGGCGCAGCCGGGTGAACAGCGAGCCGCCTCGGATCTCCTTGGGCTGGTCGCAGGCCGAGCACTTCTTGCGGAAGGCCATGCCGGGGCCGGAGCCGCGTGTGCTCATGCTGACGTCCTTGACGTTGCTGTAGTTCTTCATGGGAGTAGTTGCAGGCCGGGCGATGAGGTGCGGCCGGTCTTCTCGTTGTAGAGCGTGCCGGTCACCCGGTCGGCGAGGTAGCTCTTGTCCCGCAGCTTCAGCCGGGTGAAGACCTTCCTCTTCGACTCCAGGTACACGCGCACGTCGCGCTCGATGGGCACCGCCTGGCGCAGCCGCTCCATGTCGAGATCCATCACGCACATCTCCGGGGTGATGCGGATGATCACCTCGTTCATGGCGCGGAACTCGCCCACGCGGGCGGGCAGGAAAGGCGGCAGGGACTTGCTCATGCCTTGCGGAAGATCCCGTCCTCGCCCAGCGTGCCCTTGCGGTCCTTGATCTCGGCGTAGGCCGACTCCAGGCAGCTCACCAGATCGACGTCGGCCAGCGCGGCGCCAACGATGAGCGTGACCAGCACGTCGCCGTAGGCGTCCACCATCTCTGCGCGGTCGCCCTTGTGAATGGCGCCGATCAACTCGGTCACCTCCTCCAAGGTCTTGATGGCCTGGGCCATCGGCGTGGAGCGGGGGACGATCTTGCGATCCTCCGCCCAGCGGATCACTTCCAACTCCAACTCTCTGTAGCTCATCGCGAGTCCTCCTTCATCTCGATCAGTGGCACCACTTCCCAGTCGCCCCGCGCAGCCATGGCCGCGACGTGCTCGTACTCGTCGGTTACCCGCCAGCGCGATCCCGGCAACTTGTCGGGGTGGAGGCGGAACCTCCAGGCCACCGGCTGCGGCTTGGGCGTTGGCGCGCACTCGCACTCACCGTCATCGCTGTAGGGCGCCCAGCAGACGCCGCAGACTGTCCTGCTCACTTGAGGATCTCCCGCTCCAGCAGCGCCACCGCGTCGGCGATCTGCTCGTAGATGTAGTCGGGCAGGCGGGTGTCGCGCATCAGGCCGGCGCACTCCAGCGCGCTCAGCAGTCGCAGCACGCGCAGCAGCTCCTCCTTGGTCATCCCTCACCCCTCTCGTCGTAGGTCACGGTGCTGGTGTCGCCCAGCCTCCACTTCGCGGTGTTCTCCACCCGGTAGGTCTTGGTGCACACCTTGAAGTCGGGCATGCGCAGCTCGCTGTGCGTGATCGCTGGGTCGAAGAACCTGCAGCGATTGTTCGGCTGCAGCGCGAACTGGCCATTGTCCAAGCGCAACAGGTTGAAGCTCTTGTGCTCCTCCGGTGTCTCGCTGAACGTGAAGTCCGGTATGCGCGGGTCGGGGTTGCAGCTGTCGATCGTCAGCATGTACTCGCCCCGGTGGAACTTCCTGTCCTTGCCGTAGAACTCAGCGCGCAGACCCTTGAGGAACGGCTTGTCGACCACCTCGATGTGGTAGCTCATGCAGTCCCAGATCTGCAGGATGTCCAGCGGCAGATCGGTGTCGTCATCGATGTGCCCCCAGTCCGGCGTGTAGAACGCTGAGATCGGCAGCTTGTCGTACAGCGCACCGTACTGCGGCAGGTAGGTCTCAAACCGGAAGGCCTGGCCCCGGATTGATTTGACGCTGACCCACACGCCTTCGATGAGCGGCGCGTCTTTGTCGCAATCGAAGTCGTACAAGTACTCGGGCCGAACCAGCACCTTCTCAGGCGGCAGAGGACAGACGAAGCTCATAGGACATTCCACCCCAACAGAAACAGCTTCCAGTAGGCCTTGAGGACGAACCCCACGACCGCGATCAGTGCAGCCACGCCGAAGCCGAACGCAGCGACCGACAGGATTTTCTCCATCACTTGGTTTTCTCCTTCTTGACTGGCGGGTGCACCACCTCGCGGGTAGTGAACCGATGCAGGTTGGCGCACTCGTAGCGCCGCCGGGTGTAGCCCGCGAGCTTGCGCGTCTCCAGCACCTCGGTCCAAGTTCCACAGGTCGGGCACTTCATGGCAGCCAGAGCGCTATGACAACGGCCGCGAGGAACGCGACGACGGTCAGCGTGACCGCCACTAGGAATCCGCTGAGCACCTTGTCGGCGCACTCCTCCTGGCAGCCATCGGTGCAGGGCTCACGGCCCTGCTGGCACGACGTCCCGCGGCACCTCACTTGCGCCCCCGCAGAACTGGCCTGCGCACGGCCGGCCGGCGCAGGCTCTCCAGCCACTCCTGCACATCGGCTTCCAGCCACATCACCGCCTTGGTGCCGGGCACCACGAGGCGAGGGGGCAATGTCTCGGGACGCCGGGACACGTCGGACTTCAGCGTAGCCACGCTGCGCCCGAGCAGCGCGGCCAAGTCGCTCACGGTCAGGGTCTTGAGGGTTGTCATTTGGTCATCTCCTGGATCAGCCGGTCGAGGTACCAGCGTGCTTTCTGCAGATCCTCGACGCCGTTCTTGAACTTCCAGCGCCACAGGTACTTCATCGCGTTGGCGGTGCACACCGCCTCCATGCCTTGCAGGTCCGCCGTCGCCACCGCGATGGCGTCGATGCACTCAATGGCCCCCTTGGCGTAGTGCGGGGGGCTGTTCACCATGTCTTTCATCAGTCGATCTCCTCGTGGCTTACCAAATCAGGTTCCGCGCCGGGCAGCCACACCGCCGCAGAGTTGTGTTGTTCAATCCGAGAGGCAATGATTTCGGCGCGCTGGCCTGACGACGGCGGCACGTACATACCGAACCGTGACGTGGACCCAGCGTTCGACGCGGCGTTGGTGGAGTCCGCACTGGCCAACGGAAGCCGGGTGAACACCTTGGGGTTGAGCATGCGCAGTCCATGCAGCCGGCACCACGGGCGGCCGTCTGCGTCGCAGATTGATCGCAAAGCCACGTCAACCCGGGCCCACCAAGGCGCGGTGCCCGGCGTGCGGTACTGCCCGCTTGACCCTAAAGCCACCGTGTCCCACTCCAAGGCCAGCATCTGGAGCCGCTCAACCGACTCATGCATGTGCCAGACCGGCACACCGCGAATGCGCTTCGGCCAAGCGCGCAGCAGCTCGTCGTTCTGCTCTTCAGACCCGTCAATGACGTCAGGGATCAACGCCCAATCGAAACCGGGGTGGCGCCGCCACTGATCGCACCAGCGGATGTAGCCGTCCACGTCAAGCTGGCCGCCCTGTTTCCACACAGTGAACGCGCCGTTGTCAAACACAAACGACTGGCATACGTCGGCCACAACGCCCATGTCGTCCTGTCTCGGGAACGGCACAAGCGCGTGACGACCACGCAAGAAGCGAACAAGATCCATGCGAGGGCCGCTCACCGGAGTGCCGTGGTAGTGGATCATTTCCATCTAGAGAACAACCACGCCCAAGCGGCGCCGCCGGCGGTCTTCGCCACGAACTGCGTCAGAACAACCCAAGGCATCAGCGCTCCAAAGGCCAATGTCGGGAACAGGACTGAATCGACCGCAGCCCCAGCGGTGTTGCTGCCAACACTGCGCCGCATCCATGACCCCGTCAGCCGGGCAAACACAGACCAGTCAGCAAGCGCAGCTACAAGGAAGCTGACCGAGCTGGCAATCGCAATTTGATCCGCGGCAGGGTTGAGCAACCATGTGAGCACGCCAGTTCCAACGATCAGCGTTGCCATCTGCCAAGTGCGCAATCTGAAGTGCAGCCAATCGCGCAAGGCCAAGTCCAAACCGATCAGCAAGAAAGCGTTCACCGGCGTGACCGCCGGGCCAAACGCAACGACAAGGAGGTTTGCCGCAACCATTGCGGTGGCGTAAACAACCAGTGCAAAAACGACAGTCATGGCCTGATGCTTTCAATCGTGACGCCGTGGTGTTCAGCCACGAGTTTCTGTTCGCCCCCGAACACCCGGAACAACTGATCCGCAATGTCCTCGTGGTAGCCCCGGTGATGCAAAGTCACCTCGTCGATGAGATCCTCAACCTTGATCATTTGGTTGGTTTGGATCTCCAGGGCGTACCGAATCCGCACGCCGTTTTCCGGGCACACCGAAAAGAACTCAGTGCGATAGATGTTCATCAGTCGATCTCCTTCATGTAGTACCGGGTCTCGAACCCGTCGCCGCGCAGCAGCAGGTCGGGCGCCCAGGCGATGGGCTGGCCGAGGACGGCCTCCACATCGGCCAGGGAGCCGACCCCGTCTGCTGCCTCAATCACGATCTCGTCGTGGATCGTCATCAGTTGCTGGTAACCCCGCTCGTCCAGGCGCAGCATCGCCTCGCGCAGGCAGTCACGAGCGATGGCCTGCGTGACGTTCTCCACCAACTTGCCGCCGTAGCTGGACAGCCGGGTCCACTGCTTGGTCTTCTGGTCCAGGCCCTCGTAGGTCAAGCTGCCGGCCGAGGCGACGATGAAGCGGCCACCGTCAGCGGTCTCGCGGTACAGGTCCTCGGCCTCCAAGCGTGGCTTGACGTAGGCCAAGCGCCGGCCCGAGGGCAGGGTGATGAACAGGAACCCGCTCTCCCAGGCGAACACCAGCTTGGCGCGGCCGGCTGCGATCGGCAGGACCACCGTCGTGCGCTGACCCACTGCGAGCTTGGCTGCGCGCTCCATGGCGTACCAGAGCTCGACCACCTCGGGGTTGGCCTGGCGCCAGGCGTTCTTGATGTCCTCCAGCTCGTCCTCGGGCACACCCATCTCCAGCGCGCCCATGGTCTTGAGCGCGTTGGCGCCGCCCTGGTATCCGAGCGCGAGCTCGGCCACCTTGCCGCGTTGCCGATACGGGGACTTCTTGGTGACGGAGCCAGGCGGCAGCTTGAACATCTGCTCGGCCGACGCCTCGTAGATCTTGCCGTGGGTGGCGAACACCTCCAGCCGCCACGCGCACCACGCGAGCCACGCCACCACCCGGGCCTCGATCGCGGAGAAGTCCACGACGATGAACCGGTGGCCGGGCTCGGCGATGAACGCAGTGCGGATCAGCTGGCTGAGCGTGTCGGCGGTGCCGAACAGCATCTCCAGGTCCTCGAACCGCCCGGCGATCACGAGCTCACGCGCGAGGTCCAGGTCGCGCAGCTTGTTCTGCGGCAGGTTCTGCA